CGCAAGGGGCTCGCTCTCTTGCGTCTACGAAAAAACTCGCGGACAAACTGTCCGTCAGATTGACTTCAAGAAGCGACGCTTCTCAACGGCTGTGAGTGCTTGATACTTCTTAAGCAACTTCGCAACCTCGTCAACCTTGTTGGCAATAGCTTTAGCAGTCTTAGGCTTGGGCGCATCAGCTTTCGGGTAGCACACCTCCAACACCCGATTCATTGCACGCTCAGCGTTAGTGTCACGCTTGACGAACGTCATGCCACGTTGACCCATCTTGATAGGTTCGTCGTTGTGGTTCTTAGAAGCCCAGTCCATAGCAAAGGGCTTAGCCTCTGCACGAGATGCAATGCCCAAGGCCATTAGCTTCTCGGCAAAGCTTGCGGACGACTTGTCCGCAAGATCAAACACAGCGTACACAGCAACACGATTGAATGACTTAGTCATGATTTGATTCCTAAAAAGAAAAACCTCGCAGACGGGCGAGGCAAACCGAACGGCTGAGAACCTTCCCAACCGATGCATCTAGTATACCACGAGGGGTTGCCAAATACCCTTGACACGTCTTTCCTGTATGCCTTGACCCCACCCTACCCCCACCAAGCCATATAGAGGGCAGCCATGGCCGCTTGGTGTGAACACTGTTTCGTAACCACGATTCAATTTTTAAAAAATCCGAAGTACCCCCCACTGTACAAAAACACAGTGCCCCCAAAAATTTTATAAAAAATTGGAAAAACCTCGTGGCGAAAAAAAGCCCCGGGTGTTTAGTCCGGGGCAAAGATGGCAACTGGAAACCATCAAGGAGAAGCAAATGCTTGCACACTTGCCGAAAAGGAGTGTACACTCTCGCCAACGAGGAAGCAACTAAAAAGGATTCCTACGCATGTTAGATCACTTGGTGCATTTTGAACCTGAGGTCACCGCTCGGGGAAACTTTGAAAAACTGGACGACGCGACGCCCAGTGATGTTCTGTCGGCGCAAGTTGCCACAGAGCAGTGGTTAGCAGAGTTGGGCGTGGATGACGACGAAGTGGTTGCTAACCAACAACAGACACAGGCTGCGCGAAAAGCGTTCAACGCCGTGACTACCAACACGGACACCGCCGATCAAAAGGCGAGCCTTGCAGAACTAAAAACCCCAGCGGCAGTAAGACATCTAACAGGTATGTTGGCTGCGTACGACTGGCAGTTTATAGATATGGCGCAGGAAATCAGGGGTTACACGGTAGCCAAACTGGTTGAAGAGACAAAGTCCCCCAACGCCAACATCCGTCTGAAAGCCTTGATCGCGCTGGGCAAGGTCACGGAAGTGGGGCTCTTTACTGAGCAGATTGAGGTCAAGAAGATTGAGATGTCGGATGCTGAAGTTGAGCAGCGCATCAAAGATAAGTTGGCCAAGTTCATGGGAGTGATAGACGTGGTGGACGTTTCCGAGCGCCCAGACGACAGTCCACAAGAGAAGAATGATGGGTCAGATGGACTTTGAGCAGTTCACATCCATCAGCAAGGTGGAGCTTGAGGCCATCCAGAAGGCTCTGCCGTTCATGAGTCTGAAAGACAAAATTGAGTTGCTTGACGATATAGAGGTGCGCGAACGTCGCGCTAGCCTTTCAGCAGCTAAGACAAACATGTTGGGCTTTGCTACATCTGTGTACCCCGGGTTTAAGATTGGCCCACACCACAGGAAGCTGGCAAAGATCTTCACGGACGTGGTCGAGGGCAGGAAAAAGCGGGTGATTATCAACATCGCGCCGCGTATGGGTAAGTCTGAGTTCTCCTCTTACCTGTTCCCAGCGTACTTCCTTGGCAAGTATCCCAACAAGAAGATCATCATGGGCACGCACACTGCGGGTCTGTCGGAGGACTTCGGTCGGCGCGTACGTAACTTGATTGACTCTGAGGAGTACCGTGATGTTTTTCCGCAAACCTTGGTGGCAGACGATCAGAAAGCTGCCGGTAAATGGTCTACAAGCGCTGGCGGTCAGTATTATGCTGCTGGTGTCGGGGGTGCTCTTGCTGGTCGTGGTGCTGATCTGTTCGTTATTGATGATCCTCATTCCGAACAGGACGTTAAAGTCAATAGTCGACTGGCTTTTGATACCGCATGGTCGTGGTTCCAGACCGGGCCGCTCCAGCGTCTGATGCCGGGCGGTGCGATCATCATTGTGATGACGCGTTGGTCGCTGCTAGATCTGACTGGGCGCTTAATTGACTACCAGTCTAAGAATCCTGACTCGATTCCGTGGGAGATTGTGGAGCTTCCGGCCATTTTGAACGAAGACGAGGACAACGAGAAGTCTCTTTGGCCCGAGCAGTGGCCACTTGAGAGCTTAAAAGCTACAAAAGCGTCGATTGACCCCCGATATTGGAACGCGCAGTACATGCAGCAGCCCACATCTGAGAACTCGGCCATCGTTTCGCGCAAAATGTGGCGTATTTGGGATCAGGATGACCCGCCAAGGTGTGAATACATCATCCAGTCTTGGGATACGGCGTTTGAAACCAAGAACAACTCCGACTATTCCGCCTGCACAACGTGGGGTATCTTCTACAACGAGGAAGAAAATGACTCCCCCCAAGTTATCTTACTGGATGCGTTTAAAGATCGTATGGCTTTCCCTGAACTTAAGGTGGTGGCGCTTAAGCAATACAAGGAGTGGGAACCTGATGCGTTCATTGTGGAGAAAAAGGCAGCAGGAGCCCCGTTGATTCAGGAACTCAGGGCGTTGGGAATCCCAGTGCAGGAGTTCTCCCCCAGTCGTGGTAACGACAAGATGGTGCGAGTGAATGCGGTTGCAGATTTGTTTAGCAGTGGTAAAGTCTGGGCACCCGACACACGCTGGGCACGAGAAGTGATTGAAGAGATGGCCGCGTTCCCAGTTGGGGAGCACGACGACTACGTGGACACGACAACACAGGCGCTACTACGCTTTAGGCAAGGCGGCTTTATTGCTTTAGACACGGATGAGAAAGACGAGCTTGAAATCTTTCGCCGTAGGAAACATGAATATTACTAGGACTACACATGGCAACGAATATTGACAAAGCGCTGTACCAACAACCAATGGGCATTGACGCGCTGGGCGAACAAGAGTCACCACTGGAGATTGAGATTGTTGATCCCGAAGAAGTCACCATTGGCATGGACGGGGTAGAGATCACCATCACGCCCGGAGAAGATGACGGCGAAGAAGGTTTCAGTGATAACTTGGCCGAGTACATAAAAGACGGCACCTTGCAATCCTTGGCAGGGGACTTGGTGTCTGACATTGACAACGACAAAAATGGCCGCAAGGATTGGGAGAAGACATACGTTGACGGTCTGAAGCTCTTGGGCTTGCAGATAGAAGAACGCACAGAACCGTGGAACGGCGCATGCGGTGTGTTCCATCCAATGATTACAGAAGCTGTTGTGCGCTTCCAAGCTGAGACAATCACGGAGACGTTCCCAGCCCAAGGGCCTGTGCGTAGCAAACTCATCGGCAAAGAAACGCCAGAGATGAAAGAAGTGGCGTCTAACGTTGAAGACGACATGAACTACGAGTTGACGGAGGTTATGACGGAGTACCGCGCTGAACACGAGCGCATGCTCTGGTCACTGCCAGCCACAGGCTCAGCTTTCAAGAAGGTGTACTACGATCCCAATTTGGGACGTCAAGTGTCTATGTTTATTCCTGCGGAAGATATGTATTTGCCGTATGGCACAACAGATTTGGATACTTGTTATCGCATCACGCACGTCATGCGCAAGACCAAGAATGAGATCATCAAGCTCCAGCAAGCGGGCTTCTATCTTGATATTGAGTTGCCTGACTCACCAAAAGAGTTGACTGACATTCAGAAAGCCAAGGACAAAGAGACTGGCTTTAGCGACTTGAACGACGACCGCTACACCCTGTATGAGTGCCACGTGGACTTGAACCTTGAAGGTTACGAAGACAAAGACGACTCTGGTGAAGAGACTGGCATCATGTTGCCATACGTTGTCACGTTGATTAAAGGCTCTAACGACATCCTGTCAATCCGCCGCAACTGGAAAGAAGACGATGACCTCCGACTCAAGCGCCAACACTTTGTGCACTACCAATATATCCCGGGTTTTGGAGCTTACGGCTTCGGGCTTTTCCATCTTATCGGAGGCTTTGCTAAATCCGCTACCTCCCTCATGC